TCATTCACTACACTTAAATAATCTGGAATATAATAAACTACCTGTACTGATGCAACAGTCCATTTCTTTATTATAATTTCTACCATTATGGTAATCCGCTTTCTTTGTAATGAAAAAATGATTCACTATTAAACGACTTATCACAAATGTACATATCAAAATGTGGCTTTGTTCCCACCACTAAATGGTGATACTTACATCCCCATTCATCTAATTGATTACGAGTGAGTTCTGTAAAATCATTCCCCGAATGACACCCCCTTGCAGTCCAATATGTAATGTTATGCCCTCTATCATAGAGATTATTAATAATATCTATTCTAGCATAGTGGGGTTCTGCTTTATCGTAATCCATTGACTGATCATTAAAGTTTGGTAGTGTAGGATTATCACAAATAGTGCCGTCTACATCAACGTATATTATTTTTTTCGGTTCCATCCTCAATTAACTTCATCTAGATATTTCAAATCGTTTTTTGCTTCTTCAAGTTGTTCATAAATCACTTTTAGAGCTTCTTTCTGTGCGGTTTCATGGTCTTCAATAACCTTTTCAAATGTTGCTATTCTGTCCGTTACTTGTTGTCTAACTTTTGGATACATACTATTTGGCAACTTCTCATATTTATTTTCCTGACTCATCTATCATCTCCTTTCGGTTTTTAACTTCTCGCCTTCTTACAGACAAATTATATAACGCTGCAGCTATTTCTTGTAAACTTTTATCATCCATATAATCTAGATAATTAATAATTCTCATTTTCCTTGTATCATTATCAATTTCAAGTTCCATCTGACCATACTCCTTTTGGGTTATTTTTGGTTTTATGTCTTTCCACTATTAGCTTCCTTGCTGAAGGATTATCCTCATTCCACCTTTTGGCCCTAGTTATACATAATTTTTTATTTTTCTCATACCACTCTTTCTGATTTTTTCTTTTCTTCTTACTATTCTTTTGTTGTTCTAGAACTGCTTTTTTATTTCTATGATACCACTCTCTCTTTTGTCTCTTTCTTTGAGTGTTTTGATTCATAATTTCAAAGAGTTGATGAAAATTATCTTTTGACTTAGATTCATGGTTTTCTTTATGCAAGAAACTCTCTCCAGCCGTATTTACATATCCAATAAGAATCTACAATATCGGTTGTAGGATTCGTTAGTTTATTTGATTTTGGTCTAAGGGTTTTCTGAAGGCTTACTGGTACAACACACTCTTTAGAAAATGCGTCATACATTAAATCTTTATTCGCATTACCCTTACCTGTGGCATATTTTTTAATAACTGAGGGGGGTACAGATGTAAAAGTCTGGTGTGCTTTATACATCTTGTGTTTAAGTAGTCCAGAATTTTCTGCAACAGAACGAACATAAGATTTGCCAGAAGTAGCAAATGCGTATCCTTCTATGAATACTTGACATCCACTAATTATACTCATAGTCCAATCTGAAAGTAAATCATGTCTTTGTTCCTCTGTTTTCCATTCTGGATACTTCTCTGCGTGTAAATTTAAAACCTCATGTTGGGCCCGTTTGAGTCGTTGTGAAGTTTCCAAATAATATACATCACACATATCAAAATTAAACTGTCTATTATCATCGGTTTCTCTCCATACACATATTGCGGGTGATGTTAGTGAATAATCAATCCCAGCCAGTTTCTTCATCATGTATAATACTCTCTGCAGGTTCTTCAATCAGATTACTGCAGAAAGGACAACATTCAATAGACTGTTTAGGCATTTCATCTTTCATTTTATATTTAATGACATATTCCTCATCGCAGTAATCGCATAATATCTCATAAAGTATATAGTCATCTTCATTTATCTTAACATCTATAGGCATCAATTCCCTTATTATAATTTAAATAGACTGTTCTAAAGTTAGTGGTTTTTTACCAAGTTTTTCTTCTGCTTTACGTTTTACTTCCAGTGAACATTCAAATGAAAGATCGTAGATGTATTTAGACAGATGTGGTGGAAGCCTCAAATTTTCTCCAATCTCTTTCACAAACCGCCCATACTCATAGTCTTTTTCAAAACCATCTACTGTACACCTAACCACTTCAAATACTTGTCTTGGTGTTAACATTCGTTGTACATCGGGATTCATAGCCATACTGAGGAAATATTTTGCATACCAATATTCCTTCTCTCCATAGGGCCATGGTTTGAGTTTAAGAGTTTCTTTTTTTGTTTCTGCTACTTCTTTTGTTTCTGTTACTTCGGTTTTGATTTCCTTTTCTGGTTGTGTTGGCCCAAAATTTATTGTACAGCCCCCAAAGATTATAGTAGTTGCAATTATGATGATTAAATTTTTCATCTAGTCCCTGTTAAATTATTTCACAACCTCCTGCCGTACATGCCAACTCTTGACTTGCTATGGTGTAGTCTTGTGATTCGTATTTTGATAGCTCTGCCCAATCCACATTTTTAGGCATCGTCTTTAAGGCTTCTTTATACTCTTCCTCTGTACAATCTTGATATGGTGCCTGACGATATACATGCTCACTAAATGGAAGAAATGATATACCACTAATGGTATCAAAATGATCATACACCCAAGCCGCTACTTCAACCCACTCATCTTCCTTTACGGAAATTGTAACAGATGGTTTATGTTCACACCAACTTTCTGCATAAACTTTCCATAGTTCTAATTGTTCCAATGCAGTCATATCATTTCGACAGGTTGCCCCCTTTGGACTTTTTTGTGGAAATGAAAATACTGTTGTATGTTCTGGTTTTGTTATATCCACTTCATTTGGAAATCCCATATTTTTCATGAGTTTACAAAGTGGATCTTTATTGTCTGCTCTTACAGTTCTGATATAATGAGGATTATGCCTGGCATGAATACCAGAAGCACTATCAACAAGCTGAGAAACAGTACCACTAGGTTTGACACAAGTAATGGCTGCACTAGTGGGGATTCCAAGTTTGTCTGCCCATTCTTTATTTGTTTCATAAGCGATATCTCTTAATTCTTCAAGTAGTTTATTTAATCCTTTTTTAGATCCATTTGTAAGAGGATTATCCATTATTCCTGTGAGTGATACTCCCAATAATCGTTCTTCATCACAGTTCTTTTTCCACTCTCTTGAAAGATATTTAAATTCCGTAAGGGTCGATTGAAATGTTCCAAGGATAGCCGCAGTTCTAACTTTTTCTTTGAGAGATTCGCGAGTGTCTTCTCGTCTGACAACGCACTCTGAAAGGTTACAGAATTCTCGTGACCGTAAAATGATCTCGCTGCAAGGATTTGTGCCAAAGTCCTCTCTGATAGCTCGTCTAGTAATAAATTTTCCATCTCCATCTTTATATCTTTCATTTAATTGTTCAACTGTTTTTTTGGCTGACATGCCATTATATATTCCACGTTCTCCTGACTTTGAATCGTATAGGGAAAGCCACTCTCGCATGAAAGTACCAACATCTGGTTTTTCTTTATAGTTAACCGAGTTGTTTGCGAGGGCTCTTTGTACGTTGTGTGTATACCACTCACCATGCTTGGCGAAACGCATCTCACGATCATTAAGGTTAGACAAGCTAATGAGAGCACTCCTACGAACACCCCCCACAACCACGATTTCTGCTGTCTTACATACGATGTCATGACATTCTACTGGATGAAGTTTTCTCCCTAAAGAGCTCTTAAAAGTATTTATTGTAAATTTAAACAAATCTACTAGTGGTGCTGGGCCTGATGCCCGTCCACCAAAGGTCTTGAGGGGTGCACCGGCTTCTCTTACCTTAGACACATCCCACTTTGGAATATGACCACCATACAATAATGATACTAATTCTTTAAATGCCTTAGCCCATCCCAACTTTGAATCTGAAACAACAATTACTGTATCAGTATCATATAGTTCTTCTGGAACTACTGGTAGTTGATTAGTGTATTCTTGTTCTACAGAAAACCCCACGCCTGTTCCATTCATCAACACATAAAGGATTTCATCAAACGATCTTGGACTATCTACCTTGATATAAGAACAATTATATCCTGCTACATTTTCTTTCTTGAGAGCTGGCCCTGCAGTCATAAGACACCTCATTGAAGGCATCACATTTAATTCTTTGACTGCATTTTCTAGTTCGGTTCGTTCTCCGTTCTCTAACTTGTAATCATTTTTTTCTTCCAACCATTCTGTAAAAAAGTTAAAATATCTACCAACTGTTTCATCCCATGTTTCCCTTCTTCCCAAATCGTAATCCCATCGTGCGTATCTGGACAGGTGGATGTATTCTTGATAAATGGTTGGTAGTCTCATTCTGCATCTCCTTGCTTTAATTTTTCTAAAAATTCTTTTGATTCTCGTTTTCCTAATTTACTCTCTAAAACACCAGCACCCTTAACACTCATTCCTGCTAGTGCAGCCTTTGTATCTGCATATTCTAAAAGTTCTCCAATAACCCCCATTTCTTGTTTTGAAAATGTTGTTGCTCCTTGTATGTAATCTTCAAATGCTTCACAACATAACGGAAAATTCGGTTTCACTAACTCATACATTGCATCTGCGTAGTCTCTAATTTCTCTTTGTGCATGACTATCAGACCTCAATTTTACAAAATGAAAGAAATTATGTAAATCAATTTTCCATATACATTCAGTATAATTAGCAACGGGCAAGAGCGCTCTAGCTACTTCTCTAGAGAGATCATGTTCTAATAGAACTTGATATGCCATACTAGCACCGTCATAAATCCTATTAAATTCAAACTGTAATAAACCTTGTTGCTCGAGGACTTCTCCCCTACCTTGGCTATTTGTCGTAGATTGTTTGGCGAGGTAATCACCCTCAGGCAGATAAAATTCATTACTCATCACTGAGTAACGGCCAGAGTACTCGTTCAGGTTTGCCGTCCTGTGTCTTACGAGTTGTCTCATAATGAAAATTGGTAATTTCAAATGGAACTTGACTTCACACATCTCAAAGGGTGAGGTATGTTTATGTCTCATTAGGTAACGGATAAGGTTCCGCGTTTGATTTACCTTTCTTGTTCCTTCTCCATAACTAATACGAGCAGAGTTCTCTACTTCTTCATCGTCACCCATCACATCTAGGAGTTTTACAAATCCTAGTTGATGAATGGTTTTCATTCCTAAACTTTTTTCCAATTGTGAACTTCCCACTCACCCCGCTGACCAGAGTAAGTATTTGTATTTATAATTTCAACTAACCGAGCATCCTTTATACTGGTTAGAACCATGTCATTGATATCTTTACAAGTAATTGAATTTGGCCATACCACAATCTTCCAGCCATCTTGTAAAGACTTTACCATACTTCTTGCTATTTGAAAGTTTCTTGGTTCATTGTCAAATATGAGTGTAGTCTTATCTTTATCAAGGATACTCAAATCAGACATATCCGCACCAGCCATTGCGAGACAATTTGGAAGAAAGAGTGAATCAATTGGGCCCTCTACCAAATATGTATGTTGGTCTGAATTCCACCTTTCAAGTCCAAACACCTTTGGTGCATCTTCATAAACCTTAACAGTTACATATCTAACTTTAGATTCTTGTAGGGCCCGCCCTTGTGCTCCGATAAGTTGGTTATCTTTATCAAAAAAGGGTATCACTAGCCTCGGTTCTTTACCCATCAAATTTGAGTAATCTACCTGACATACCGAAAGGGCCCAATTCTTGAAATCTTCCGTGTAGAAGATTTTCTCCATAAATTGCTGGGGTATTGTTCTACCTTCACAATACACTCTTGCATAATGTTCTTTTGGTAAGGACTCTATAGACGGTAAATCTATACTAGTTTCCTTTGGTTTGAATGTTGGTGTTTCAAATTTGAATTCTGGTACTTTGGATTTTCTTTTACCAGTTTCACCTGCCCTATATCTCTCCATGATGTATTGTTTATGGAGAAATGGATCAAGGTCTTTGATAAGATTACCTACAGACTGACCTACACCACAATTATGACATTTGAAGAAAAGGTCTGTCTTCTTACGATAAACATAACCTCTTGCTTTAGATTTTGATTTTTGGGAGTCTCCACATTGAGGACAACGAAAGTTCCAGAGATAGTCTCTGACTTTCTTAAAGCGGTCTAATCGTGGAGAAAGAAGACTCAGGTATTTTGTGTCAATAATAATACTCATAATGTAGGAAATAAAATGTCAGTCAATATAATAATTATATCACAACTTTTAGGATTTGTCAACCCCTTCTATTGATAGCGTGTTGATTTTTTATCCAAGCAGTTGCTGCTCGGCTGGTTGGTTTTTGATCAATTAGTTTTCCAATTTCCACGAATACCTGAGTGAAAACATCGTCACCTGCATGATTATTATCTACTAAGAGAAAACTACTTCTACCGAAATAGGACTGAAATTTTCCCATATTCTTTTGAACTGCGTTCCACATCTTTTTCACATCATCCTCATCTAGACTTCTGGTTCTAGCTTCATTTCTTTGTAGAGCAACATCTAAAGAAGTATTGACAAATATCATATAGGTATCATATCCTATACCTCTAAGCTTATCAGATGATTTCTTTATCTTGTTAAAGTCTTTACCAGTTCCATCAATCAAGAGTCCAAGACGACCATCAATATAAGTATCCTTTTGTTTAGAGATAAGACTTTTGGCTCTGTCTCTCATGGCTTGACCTTCATCTGAATATATGTCTTTTGCTGTAGTTGCCATACCAACATCCTTTAACATTTTAACGAATAGTGGGTCTGAATCAACTACCTTTAGTCCGTAAGGATTCATTTCACGAGCACCAGATTCTCTAGCAACATGAGATTTACCAGAGCCTGGCCCACCAGCAGTGTAGAATGCTTTGAATATGCCTGGGTCATTGACTCCCTCTTGTATAAAATCTTGAAATGTTTTCATTTTCCCTTCTCCTTTGCAACAACTGCTCTTGTATAAATTTCTAACTCCGAAGAATAATCCCATATTTTTATTGGTACACTAATTGGGAGAATTTCGTTTATTTCATCTCGCCTCCATTCGGCTCCTTCTTGATCATCCTTTTCTGAAATAATGTGTACTTTTTTGATCTGAATATTATTGACTATTTGTTCATCCCATGCATTATCTGTCATTCTTTTTGATTTTGCATAACCATAAAATATACCACTCATTACTTCTTTATTCTTTTTGATAACCTTCTCTACACCATCAAAATAATCTTTTATAACCAACCTTAATTTTTTACCATCACCATGTAGATGTCTTTTCATGGCGCCCCAAAGTTCATATTCGTGTTCTCCTTGAGTTACATCTTTTGGAAGATGTTTTACAACAAGATTCGCTATCAAAGTATTAAGTTCTTTTTCTACTTTACCGAATTTAGGCCCAGTTCCATAACTTTGTGCATTTACAAACCAAGACATTTCAACCCATCTTCTACCTGTTTTATCTACCATACTCATTATATCATCTTTAGCAGATATAAGTACATCAGCTTCCATTTCTGCAACAATACCACCCTCTGTTGCAATACCACCTTCCATATAACGAGACATCATTGAGAAAAATGCTGAGATGGATTTCTTTCCTCCTTCAATCTTTTTTAATGCTTTAAGACCTCTCAAATCTGTTGCATGAAATACTGTTGTACGAATTGTATCTGGCCATATTCTTTTGAACATAGACCCAGAGATAGGAATCTTTAAACTGGAAGAATTATCAGTATGAGTATCAAACACATAATCTGATGTACTTAGTTGAGCAAATTCTGTTAGATATCCCTTAAATGATTTCATTTTTTCCTTGCCCATCCTCCAAAGGTTCTTACTTCTGCATCAGCGACTTGACTGATGTAGGTTGATAATTCTGTAGTAGATTTCCAATGTTTGTGTGGGATTCTGCCCAATCTTGGAATTATGTCTGTTTTTACCCAATCTGCTTCTCTCCTTGCCGTATTATAGGTATGAACCTTCTCGATTTTAATTTTATCTACTACTTGTTCATCCCACGCATTCCATTCACTTATTTCTGAATCGCCCCCTACCATACGACCAGAAGCGTGTTTAACTGCTATCGTTCCTCTTCTGACATAATACCCATGTACCGCACCTTGAATTTCTTTTTTATGTTTATTGAGAATTACATTTACACCATCAATATAATCTGCAATTATCAAAGCCATCTTCTTACCTGCTTTGTCTTTTGCAAAATTTGTTTGCAAGTCTGTTTGCAATTTCCACCAAACACCTACTCCTATCTCTGGTGATGTTTTTAAGTATTCTTTATTTCTTGGATCATGTTTTACTGCAAGGTCTATTAACATCTGTGTCATTTCTTTTTCCATTTTGTATTTTGGGTCTATATTGTATAATGCAACCCATCGCCTACCTGTCTTGTCTGGTTGACTCATTATATCACTTTTACTTGAAATAATTATATTTGCGTCCAATTCTGCAACAACTCCCCCTTCAGTTTTTATTCCCGAATCTATATAATCAGCTGTCATATTAAAAAAAGCAGAGATTGATTTTTTCTTATTCTGCAATTTCTTTAACTTCTCCAAACCAATACCACTTGTAACATGAAACACCGTTGCTCTCGGCAATTGTACTTTGAAAATCCATTCCATTGTTTTAGATGTAAATGGAATTTTCATATCGGGAACATTCTGAAAATCAAATATCATCTTGGAAGCACTTAGTTCCCAAGCAACTCCTTCTTTTAAATATGTTTTAAATCGTTTCATTGATATTCTTTGTCTACGTGCTTTACAAACTCTTTTATATAACCTTGTAACTCTATTGCATCTTCATCACCTTTAATCTCATTAATTTTTCCCTTGATAGCAGTAAGATCACCAACTATCCTTTTACATTCTGTATACTTAAATCTATAACATTTATAGATATCAGTATGACAAATAAACACTTCATCATTTTTATTTTTCGCATCTGTTACACACCAATACGTATAAAACGCAGAGTCCAACCATCTAGAATAACTCATTTTTTCCAATTCAATTTTTCTTCGTTCTTTTAATTTGCCACTTCTCTTTAAACATTTCCACTTTATCGTAAACCTTGAGATGTTCTAACATAGAACTAACTGGCATTATATCCTCTTTGAGTTTATGAGAAAGTGTCATGAGGTCGCATGGGCCTCTTTTGAGTGTTCCGAGAATCTTGTCTTCAAACGAAGAATACTCGTTAAATTTTTTCATGTTATTTGTCCTCTAATTGATAGTTGAATGCCATTGTGTCTTTGCTGGCGGGTGGAGCCATTTTTCTAAGATATACATGAATCATCATAGACCCTGTTGGAGTAGGAAATTTAAATACTGGTTTATTAGGTTTCATTCTCATTTTAATATCATCAGTAGCATTAACTGGATGTTTTGCAAGTTTCCGCTTCTTGATTTCATCACTAACGTACTTGTCAAGTTTTCTGTCTAAACGATATTCTTTAAACGTTTTCATCTTTCTTTTCTTTCTTTTTATTCATGGGCCAATTGGTGCAATATGGATGTTCTGGATCGTTTCGTTGTTCGTATTCCTCTTTGGGCATTTCAGGTTCCTCATCTTCTTCATCCCACTCATCACCAATTATATCAATACCATGATCAACTGTAGGAAGAGTGGGTGGAATTAATACATTGATGATGTCTTTGTCTTTCATTTAATGTTTCTTCTTCTTCTTCTTTTTGGTACTAAAGGCTTTTGATACCGCCTTCTTTGCTTTCTTCGCTTTTGTGGCAGCGGCCTTCTTTGCAGCTTCTGCAGCTTTCTTTACCTGTTCTGCCTTTTTCTTTGCGGCCTCAGCTGCGGCTTGTTTTGCGGCTTCTAATTTTCTATGGGTTTCTTCTGCAATTTGTTTCGCTTTTTCTTCTGCGGCTTTCTTTACAGCCGCGGCT